TCGTCTTTAGGAAAGAAATCATTGGTCGTATCAATACCCTATTTGGTACAATAAAGAAGAGCATAAAGAGTCTTATTATTGGGCAATGATCCCACAGAAAACTATAGAAAAAAATAGAAAATGGGAGAAAAAAATATGAAAGTAGCGTTAGTTTGTGTCGCTAAGAATGAAGATAACTATATAGAAGAATGGATAAAGTATAATCTAAAATTAGGATTCGATAATATATTTATATATGCTAACGATTGGAAATATACAAATAACAATACAGATATAATCATAATAGAAAAAAATGGAAAAGCGGTACAAAGTAATTCATATAACGATTTTAAATTAAACTTTAATAATAATTATAACTGGGCGGCTTTCTTTGATGTTGATGAATTTTTAGTTCTTAAAAAACATAATAATATTAAATCATTTTTAGAAGAATATGATGATTGTAATGCAATAGGTATAAATTGGGCTATGTTTGGAAATAACGGACACGAAACTGTATTAAATAATAATTATAGCGTCTTGGAAAGATTTACAAAAAGAGGTGATATTAATTTTGGGGGAAATAAACATATAAAAACCATAGTAAAATTACCATGTAACAAATACCAAGATATTCATTGCGTATGTGGGGATTGGTTTAATTTAAATAAAGAAATAAGAAGTGGAGCATTTAATGAGCCAATAGATTGGTCAATTGCACAATTAAATCATTATTTTTCAAAAAGTACAGAAGAATTAAAACAAAAATGTAATAGGGGTAGAGCAGATACTGGTGAAATAAGAAATTTTGAGGAACACAAAATATGCTTATCTCCATTATTAAATTATGAAGAAGACTTTTTAGCAAGGGATTTTTTCAATGCATCCAACGGCATATAAAAACGCAGAAAAATTTTACGAAAAATACTGCAAGGATAATATAGAATCAAAAACAGTTTTGGACGTTGGATCATTTGATGTAAATGGCACAATGAAACCAATATTTAAAAACTGTAGAACATATGTTGGCCTAGATCAATCTGAGGGTAAAAATGTAGATATAGTATCTAGTTCTCATTCCATGCCATTTGTGGATGAATCATTCGATATTATTATATCTTCATCCTGTTTTGAGCATGATCCAATGTTTTGGGTGACTTTTCAAGAAATGTGCAGAATAATTAAAACAGATGGATATATCTATATACAAGCACCAAGTTCTGGACCATATCACGCACATCCAGTAGATAATTGGAGATTTTATAAAGATTCTTGGAAATCTCTAGAAATGTGGGCCATACATAATTCTTATAATATAAAATTAATAGAAAATTATATAGACACACAGGATAGTGCGTGGCATGACAATGTTGGTATTTTTAAAAAGGTAGAATACAATGTCAGATCTTCATAGAGATATAGATAAAGTAATCCATGAACTAGAGTCTAAGGGAATAGACATGAATAGCCACACTAATCCAGAAATAGTGGGACTTGGAGATATTGTAGAAACTGCGTTAAAATCTGTAGGTATTACAGAAGAAAGATTTAAGGAATTTTTTAATTTGAAAGAATGTAATTGTAGTAAGAGAAAAGCTTGGTTAAATCGAATTTTTTCTTGGAAGAAAAATCAAGCTTGACAAACGCCATAGACGATGTATAATTGTCTGTAAGTGTAGACACAAAGAAAGGACAATAATGAAAGACCCATTATTGAAGATTAAAAATATATCCAAATTCTCTAAATTCCTACTCTATAATACTATAGAGGAAAGTGGAATGGAGATCAAGAAAAAAGATATAAAACACTACATAACAACCAAAAATCTACACGAAATTGTATTATTGAGAGTAAAGAAAGATAAATGTGGAGATTTACTCGTAAATAATAAAATTTATAGATTACTACAAAATGATATATTAGATTGGGTTTTGGGCGTAAGTTTAGCCAAAATGGCAGCTAATGATGAAATAGATTGTTATTGGGATAGTACTAAAGATTGTATGATGTTTTCTTTTAAGAAGGGAAATAAGAATGGCAAAAAAAATATTTAAACTACCACAACATAATACTGGTAGAGTTATAACTACAAAATCTCATTTTGGGTCGCATTCAAATATGGTTGTAGATCATACCGCAGTCAGTGGAATTAGCATCACGCTATCAGATAATGAAGTATTATGTCAGGATGATAGTGGTTATTATGTAACAGAAAAGAATAGGATAGATAGCGGTCTTGCAGATCCAAATAGATATGCTAATGAAAATAAACGTGTAAACGTATAATAACTCAAGTACTTGACATCAAAGTAACGATGAGGTATGATGCTAGTACTGCACTGGAGACAATTTTATGACATGGAAACAGCTTAGAGATTATATAGAACTTCAATCAAAGCAAAATAGTTCATTTCTCGATAAAGAAGTTTGTGTTTATAATTATGACGATGGTGAAGAACATGTTGCAGATATTATCGAACTGTTAGAAGAAAAAGAAGAAGAAGAACATTCTGGTTGGGTTTCATATTTGACCATAAATGAAGAAGAGGTTGAAAATGGCAAAACTAAGGAAACAAGTGTCTCTTGATTTTTTAGATTATACAAAGGTTACAATTAACGATTTGCTTGCGAGTAGGATACCACAATCTGCAAAACAAAGATTGTGCTTTGTAATGGAAAAACTATTACATGATACAAAGGCTTATAATGGATTTAAGTATTTATATTGGAGCAAGTATGGTTGTCTAGATTGGGATGAGGCTAAACAAAAGGGAGTCTATAAGGAAGTCCCAAAAGAGTTTATGTATGGCCCCGATGATAATGGAGAATTAGATTTTGTAAGCGATATACAGGGTCAATATTCTCGTAGATATGTATGAATCTATATTTTAAGTTAGACAAGCAAATAGATGGAAATAAATTATTGCAAAGTTTACAAAAACTTATTAATGATTCACAGGTAAACGAGAAATCAATATTGGAAATATCTATTAAGAATATTGCATACGATGATACAGAAATTATACCAAAGTTAGAATATAAAAATGAACAAACAAATTAAACTAACATTAAGCATAGCATTTGAAATATTCTACTTTGGATGTATTATTGTGGGTGGTGCATCTATTGGATTTTATATGAGTAGAAATGGATTAAGTTTATTAAACAAATGTACTAGAATTATTGATATATTTATGTTAAATACTGAAATAGGATTTTATGAATAATTTATTACTATATAAAATAGCTAAGAAACATTTAGAAGAAAATAAAATGACATATTGTGAACATTTTAGGTTTGCAATATTTTATGCTATTTTATGTTTTATTGCCTGTATATGTTTAGCAATACATGCACTATTACCATGCTTTTTTCAAACAACTGGAAGTGATTTAGTAAAAAAATTAGCAAAAAGATTTAATACAAGGACAGAATAATGCTTTGGTCAGAAATTAAACGCTGGGCAAAAGATAGTGGATATGAGGTAATAAAAGATAAAGATGGATATTATTGGTCAAAAGCTGATGATCCATCATGTTCTGGAATATCTAGTGGGGTTGGCGTATTAGCAAAGGATATATTCAATAATAAAACAAATAATAAATATATTGAATATCAAAATAACTATGATGGAGAAATAAGTTATGAACAACTTAGATAAACAGGAAAAACCACTTGAATACATGATTCATTTGTGTGAAGAAAACAATCTTCCATCCCAATTTGATGTTTTTAATGCTAAAGATGAATTGAAATGTATAAGAGGTGGATTGGATTATTTTAGGCGTGAAAACGAAGAACTAAAAACAAGAATATCTGAACTTGAAAGAGTTTTATCTAATCCCGTTGGTTATGGTAGGATAAACAAGAAAAATGATCTGTATGCATTTTCTACGTGTTTCAATCAACATGAAGATCAATCGACGGTAATACCTTTGTACACTGATCCAGAAACTTTCAAGAAGTGGGTTGACAGTAGACGATGATATGGTAGAATGAATCTGTAGTTTGGGAGTGTAGACCAACGGCAGAGTCAAAGGACTTAAAATCCTTAAAGTGTGGGTTCGAATCCCACCGCTCCTATTATTGCCCGCATAGTATAATGGTATTACAGTTGATTTGTAATCATCGGAAGGGGGTTCGATTCCCTCTGTGGGCTTTGATCGGGAATGGTGTAACGGTAGCACAAATGACTTTGGATCATTTTGTCTAGGTTCAAATCCTAGTTCCCGAATTTATGATGCTCGGTGGCGAAATTGATAAACGCAGTTGACTGTTAATCAACCGTCGAAAGACTTGCTGGTTTGAGTCCAGCCCGAGCAGTTATATTTAGAGGTCAGGCAGATATTGGTTTGCTGCACCGCTTTGCTAAAGCGGGCCGGATAAAATCGGTGAGAGTTCAATTCTCTCGGCCTCTGTTCGAATAATGCCCCTCCGTGGTGTATAATACTATATATTTACTATGGAGGTTTTATGAAAAAAACACTTAAAGAACAAATAATAGAATTAAAAGAACAGGGTTATTCATATAATCATATAAAAGAAAAACTAGGATGTTCTAAGGGTACAATTGCATATCATATAGGTATGGGACAAAAAAATAAAACTATTGAAAGAAATTCTAATAGAAGAAATAAGATAGTAAGGTTTATACAAGAATACAAAGCTGGTAAAAAATGTGCTGATTGTGGTGAAGATTATCCATATTGGATATTAGAATTTGATCATTTGCAAGATAAAAATTTTACAATAGCACATTTTCGTTCTACTACAATGTCTCTTGAGATTGTTAAGAAAGAAATAGAGAAGTGTGATGTTGTATGTTCAAATTGCCACAAAAATAGAACATTTAATAGATCTTTAAAAACACTTGACGGTGTTGGGCTTGAAAACTGTAAATACCAAGAATGAATCGGAAAATTCCTTAAAGACTAGAGTTGACAAGTACCGATAACCGTTGTATACTACCACGTATGACACAATGGAGTAATGAAATGAATCAAAAAACCAAGAAAATTATCACTGATTTAATATGTTGGTCAGAAGAATATTTAGAAGATCTTGTTCTTGAATTGGAACATGGAGATATGGACTGTGAAGACGAAGAGCGTTTATCAAGTCTAATAGAACAGGTTACTCAAAGTATTGAAGAGGCAAAAGATCATTTATCTACAAGCACAAAGAGGTAAAATAATGATTAATTGTTTTAGTAATATAATTGGTCATAAAGAAGCACAAGACCTAGTTATTGATCTTAACCAGATGAAGTCCTCAAAGTCTGAAGATTTTTATATCGACTACAATATGTCTGATGATGACAACTATTTGGTAGTTGGAAATGTTACGCAAGAGGATTGGGATGAACTCAATCTGGATATGGATTTTATGGAAGCTGATATTATTTAATTGGAGAAAACAATGAACAACGTCGATATTCCTAAGTATACTTTGATTAGTTATCTTCGTGATAAGAATGGTGAACCAAAGGGGGTTCTTGTTGCAACGAAGATGCATGAGGGTGGATATAATGTTGGATACTCATTCTGTTCAAAGTATGATAGATTTTGTAAAAGTCTTGGTCTTCGTATTGCTCTTGGTAGGGCATCATTTGTAACGGATATTATAGAACATATGCCACGGGATCTACGAAAGATTCTTCCAAAGTTTATTCAGCGTTGTGAAAGGTACTATAAAGCATGATCCTTTGGCCCCATAGTTCAATGGATAGAATAAGTGACTTCTAATCTCTAGATGCAAGTTCGATTCTTGCTGGGGCTATCATGAAAACACTAATAGTTTACTTATATAAAGAAAATGAGGATACAAAAAAGAATTTATCATTTTTTCTAAAACATGGATCACATAACAATGTAAACGCCGATTATCATCTTATTATAAATGACCATAAACATACTCTAGATATACCAAATTTTATCAACATTCATGGTCAAGAAAATGCACTTGATTTTCCAAGTTATAAAACTCTACTAAAGAAAATAGATTATTCAGATTATAGTTATATATATTTTATAAATAGTAGTTGTATAGGACCATTTTTACCAGTATATTGTAAGAATTATTGGTATGAATATCTTAATTCTATACTTAATGAGTATGATTTGGTTGGGCCAGTTATAGAGATGCCACCAAGACATAAAGATTTCACACATAATCCATTCGTGCATACGTATATGTTTGGATTAAATAAAAATACCATACAATTGTTTACAGATCTATTAAATAAGTATGATAATCTAGATAAGGATACTTGTATATATTTTGAAAGATTGCTATCATATACGGTACTACAGGCTGGATTTAAAATAGGATCATTATTAACATTATTTAAAAATGTAGATATAAATAATCCTAAAAACTGGCATTCTTTTATATGGAGTAATTCAGATCTTACATGTTATGAAATACCAAATAATTATTATGGAATAGATTTAAATCCATATGAATTAATATTTATTAAAAATATTAGAAATCCACACGAACATAGATCAATTGATAGATCTGGAATATCAGATAATTTAAGAAAACAGATAGATAATTATGTAAATTGGACAAACAACAAAAGGGGTGCGTAAAGGTTTCGACTACATTCATTGAATTATACTTAGCAAGTAGTAGGTGGTATGGAGGCTACTTTAAAACCATACTAAACGCTTTAACTGGCGTAACACAGTTAGCCCTTGCTGCTTGAGAAAGTAGCAACGATTTGAGGAAGCGATGGGGGTAGCGTCCAAAAAATCGTCGTTAAATCCTTCTGCATCTAGAATAGCCAACGGGTTCTAGATTAAGATTTTGTTGGTACGGAAAGATAAATGTTGTTTGTTCTTTAGTCTTTCTTAAGAATTTATGAACAAAATAAACTTGTAGAAGGTATAATAAAATAATGCTAGGACGCGGGTTCGATTCCCGCCGCATCCATTTTCACAGGATAAAATTATGAATAGAAGAGATTTTATATCACACGCTGGCGGATTTGCCGCATTATCATCGTCTTCTCTATTATTTCAAAATTCTATATTAGCAAATGTAAATAAGCTAAAAAAAGAAAATAAAAGTACAATATTATTGTGGATGAGTGGTGGCCCAAGTACTATAGATATTTGGGACTTAAAGCCAGATAGTGCCAGTGCTGGTGCTTTTAAACCAATAAATACAAATGTAGATGGCATACAAATATGTGAACATCTTCCATTATTATCTAAGATGATGGATAATCTTAGTATTATTCGTAGTATGAGTACAAGAGAGGCGGATCATGGTAGAGGTAGATATTATATGCATACTGGATATGTTCCTAATCCAAATATAGAACATCCAAGTTATGGCTCTGTAATATCTCACGAATTACTTAAAAATACAATTTCACAAATAGGAATACCACCATTTATTAGTATTGGCGGCACAAGTATTGGGCCGGGATTTCTTGGTGCTACATATGCCCCATTAGTTGTTGATTATAATGGAACAATTAGAAATATACAATCTAATATAGATCGACAAATATTACAAAATAGATTAGATTTCTTGGCGGTTATAGAAAATAAATTCATACAAGAAAAACGTGGAGAAGTTGCTGATAGCCACGCGAAAATGTTAAATAAAACTGTTGATCTAATGTTTGGTCCACATACTGAAGTATTTAAAATTAGCAAGGAACCACAAAATATACGTGAACGATATGGTAATACTTCTTTTGGTAAGGGATGCCTAATGGCAAGAAGGTTAGTGGAAATTGGTGTTCCATTTATAGAAGTAGAATTTGGTGGATGGGATAATCACATGGATATTTTTACAGCATTACCAGATAAGTTATCTCAAATGGATGTTGGGATGAGTGCATTGATTGAAGATTTAATGGATAGGGGCTTATACGAAAGCACAAATATAATATGGATGGGCGAATTTGGTAGAACTCCAGATATAAATAAAAATGCTGGAAGAGATCATTGGGCAAGAAGTTGGAGTGCGGTTGTTGGTGGCGGTAAATTAAATAAAGGAATAGTAGTTGGCGAAACTAGTGAAGATGGAAAGAAAGTAATCAGCGAAGCATATTCATCTGAAGATTTGATGGCGACAGTTCTTAAAAGTCTTGACATATCACTAGAAACAACATTCACTTCTAAAAACGGAAGGCCAATGAAAATAGCCAATAGTGGTAAAATTATCAAAGAACTGATATGAAAATAAATAATAATATAATTTGTATTAATACATTTGTTAAAAAAGATGTGTTTTTATTACTTAATACTCTAAATAATTGTGTAAATGCTAATAAATATAAAATATTTATAAGTATAGATTCAACAAATAATATGCCATATTTGCATAGAGATCATTGGATAATACAAAATAAAATATTAGAAAAAGAACTTATAAAATATATTACTTCAAAAGAATACAATTTTAAATCAATAGATTTAATGATATTAAATACAAATTATGGCCCAGATAAATCATGTAAAACAATTATAGATATTGGTTTTAAATTTAGTGACTATATTATATTTTTAGAAGATGACTGTGTAGTCTCTAAAGATTTTTTACTATATCATGAATATATGTACAATCATTATGTATATAAACATCCAAAAACATTTGCAATAAGCGGATCTTCAATATATATTCCAGAAAAATATGATTTTCCATATTATCATATAGATAAAATATACTATGCAAATTGGGTTCCTAGCTTCGAATTCGGAATAACATATAAAATATGGAAAAATTTTGGACATTTAAGAGAAGAACAAGAAGGAGATATACATTTTGCTCAAGCTTGTAATAATCTAGATATGCACACCTTTTATCCTTTCATACCTAGATGTTATAGAAACGTAAATCAGAAAGACTCTTATTCTGCATATTATAATCAAAAAAATAATGAAAACTTAAAAACAATATTGTCCAATCAAGACACCGAATTAACATATGATATATTAGATATTAATAACCATATAAAATAAAATACTTAATATGACACTTCAAGAACTTGGCATAAAATATAATACAGATAAGGCAACTTATCATAATTATTTAAATTTCTACGAACAATATCTCAAGCCGCAAAAAGATACTTTTAAAAAAATATTAGAAATAGGAATAAAAGATGGTGCATCTATAAGAATGTGGAGAGAATGGTTAAATACAGAAACAATTATAGAAGGATGGGATATTAGTAATATACCAACGATAGAAAACACATTATTAAAAAATGTAAATCAAATTAAAAGAAATGAAATGCTAGAAAATATAACTGGTATATATGATTTTATACTAGATGATGGTTTGCATTCACAAGAAAGCATGGAAATTTCTTTTTCTTGTTTATTCCCATTTTGTAAAACATATATTATAGAAGATTTACACGCCCCTTGGTGTGAAAAAATATATGAAATTGGAAAGTTTACCATAGACAATATTGAAAATCTAATGTATAATAAGGTATGGCATAGTAATTTTAGTACATTGCCAGAAAAATTATATATAGAAACATTTGCTAGTGTAGAAAATATATTTTTAAGAGGAACAAGAGAAAATCCATTGTCAATATCTGTTATTATAAAAAATTTATTCTATGAAGATATTAACCAATATTAAATACGAAAAATTTCCAAAAGTAACAAATATACTTTACTTCTCTCCACACGCACCAGACTTTGACAAGAGCAGTGGTGGAAATAGATTGCTACAAATACTAAAAATAATTAAACTAGATTTAGGATATAATATATATTTTATATGTAATGATGGGCTAGATAATAAATATATAGATGAATTACAAAAAATAAATATAAACACATTTGCATTAAGACAAAATAATATTGAAATATCTGATTATATATCTCAGCTAAAAAGTAAGAATGTAGACTTTAGTCATGCGATATTTTCTTGGTATGATGTAGCTCTACAATATATGGATATTACAAAATCTATATATCCAGACATCAAAACAATCATTGATTCAGTAGATGTTCATTGGCTCAGAGAAGAACGCGGTAGAGATAAACAGAAAATACAAATGGCAGATATGACACTGATTGATAGAAAAGTTAAAGAAATAAAATGTTACGCAGAAGCAGACGTTGTATTTTCAATTACTGAAAAAGAGAAAGCAGAAATTTTAGAATATGTTGGTTATCATAAAAATATTAAGATTCTATCTAATATTCATTATGGACATCAAATAAAAGTATTAGGTGATCACATAGTATTTATAGGTGGATTTGGTCATACACCAAACGTATCTGCTGCAATAGAAACAATTAAAATTTATAAAGAGTTTAGAAATACAGAAACTTTTAAAAAAATCAAACGTGTAAATGGAATAGTACCAAAATTATATATTGTTGGACCGAATCCTCCAAAAAAAATAAAACAAGCAAAAGGACATTGTTCTGATATAATCATAACTGGAAAAATAGAAGACTTGGAGAATATACATTTAAAAACAAGAGTTTCTATTTCTCCACTTTCATGGGGTGCGGGAATAAAAGGAAAAATATGTGACGCATCTATGAGAAACATTCCAATATTAACTTCTAACATTGGAAACGAAGGAATAAACTTTGAACACAAAAAACATGCATTCATTGCTAATTCAACAAAAGAATTTGTAGATAATTTATCACATATTTATTCTATGTCAGATAAAAATCTATATGAAATAGCTAATTCTGGAAAAGAACATATATCTAAAATTGTATCTAAAGATGCCGCACTTTCTACATTTATACATACATTTGAGGCTAAAAAAATAATTATTAGTATACTAGCATACAATAATGTTAACAATATTGATAATTGTCTAAAGTCTATATTCGCAAAGACAAAATATCCAAACTATCATATAGTTATAACAGATAATTCAGAAAATGATAATATTAAAAAATACATTCAAACAATAGATAAGAAATACAAATCACTAATAACATATAATAAAAATGAAAAAAATGAATATTTTATATTAGCAAATAATAGAGTATTTAATAATAAAACATATAAAGATGCAGACGTTGTTCTTATAAATGACGATATAGTTATACTATCAGAATGTTGGCTAACTAGATTATATTCAGCAGCATATTGTTCTCCACAAATAGCTGCCGTTGGTGGCAAAACAATTTTTCCAAATGGGCTTATTGCAGAGGCTGGTGCAGAGTTGTATAATGATGGACATGGTAGAAATATTGGAAGAAATGAAGATCCAAATCTACCACAATATAATATAGCAAAATATGTTGGATACTGTTCTGGATGTCTTTTATATATGAAAAGAGACATAATAGATAAAATAGGTCCATTTAGTGAAGAATTACAATTAATGTATTACGAAGACTCTGAGTGGCAATATAGAGCGCATTTACATGGATATAAGATATTATATGAACCTAAATGTATTGCAATTCATAACGAAGGATCAAGTGCTGGAACTGACATAACAAAGGGAATGAAAAGATATCAAGAAATAAATAGAAAAATATTCTTAGAAAAATATGGCAATCTTAATATAGAACAATTTAATTCATAAAAAGTGTATATAAATGGGTTTTAAGTTTTTTAACGAATTTTTTGGTAGATCATCAAATTGGAGAAAGGTCAGAGCAGAACATTTAAAACAATATCCAGAATGTGCTGCCTGTGGCAGAAAAGATAATTTAGAAGTACATCATATCATACCTTATCATATATGTCCAGATAAAGAATTAGATCCAACAAATCTGATAACACTATGCGATAAATACTGTCATTTTGTTTTTGGTCACCTAATGGATTATAAAAGCTGGAATGTTAATGTTATAGAAGATTGTCAAAAATACAGCATAGATAAAAAAAATAGACCAAAAATAGAAGTATTTGCAAGCAACTACTATAAAGGAGAAAACAATGCGATACTTAATTATTTTAATTGGTCTTTTATTTACAAATATATCAAATGCTGGTACAATAGATCCAAGGATTAGTGATAATAAGTATATAGAATATGGCACAGAATATGAATGTATACTAAGAATATCTGGCACAGATGTTGATGGAAGAAATTTTCTAGCATCGTGTGTTTTAATTGAACCAAATATTATTTTAACTGCGGCACATATAGGAAGTATAACAAAAGAAGCACACGCATATAACGATGAAGCAAAAGGTAAAGTATTGATATTTGTTTCTCCAAAAGAATATGAAGAAAAAGCATTTGGTGGAAATGGTTACGATATATCTATTGGACTATTAAACAATAAAATAAATATAAAATATTATCCAACATTATATGAAAACAATGATGAACTTAATAAAGTTTGTGGATTATCTGGATTTGGAATGACAGGAAACTTTGATACAGGGGTTACAAAATCGGATGGTAAAAAACGTGCTGGTTCTAATATAATACAGAAGATAGAGCAAAATGACCTGTTAGTATGTTCTGTTCAAGATATTCCATCTACAAGTTTAGAGTTTTTAATTGCTGGTGGAGATAGCGGTGGTGGATTATTTATAGATAAGAAATTAGCAGGAATACATTCAAGTATTTATACGTATGGTAATATCCCACCTAAATCAGATAGAAAGACTTTTTCAATACATACAAGAATTAGTAAACATAAGGATTGGATAAGAGAAACAATAAGGGAACTTAAAAATGCAAATATTGGTCGAACTACAGGAAACGATGGGCAGTGATTTATCTATAGCAAATGCAGCATGGACAAGTACATACGATAAAAGTAAAAGAGAAGAAAAATACTTAGATACAGATAAAATTGAATCTCTTGTAAAACGATTGATTATTGATAAGCATGGCACACCAGTAGAGAGTGTTGTTTTTAGATTTTGGATAAGGATGCCAATATTTGTTGATCGTCAACATATGACACATCGGGTTGCTTCGCATAATGGACTATCTGGTAGATATAGAACTATGCCAGAAGACTTCTACGAAATACCCAACGATGTAAATGAAATATTAAATAAATGTGGATCACAGTACATAGCAAAAGATTATAGTGATATTTGTTTAAATGCAAATAGTTCATATAGAAATGCCATAAATGAATTAAAAAAGTGTGAAAAAAATGGTATAATTACAAACGAAGAATTTAAGAGAGCAAGAGAAATATTAAGAGGTCAATTACCTGTTGCCGGGATGACAGAGCGAACAACGATAATAAATCTAAGATCTTTTGCTAATTATCAAAAACAAAGAAATAGTAGTTATGCACAACCAGAAATAAAAATGGTTGCACAGCTAATGTTAGAAGAGGTAGAAAAGTCTAATGTTTGTCCGGTGGCTATTAAAACATTAAAGGAGATAAATTGGGTAATATAGTTATGAATATTCTAAAACTAGAAATGAGTGAACATGATATTATAAAGGCCATTAAAAATGTAAAATATACACCATTACATTATTTAGCGTCTAGAATATTTAAAGAAATATTAGATAATATAGATATTCAATTGTCTGGTATATTAATATGGGACGATGAATTGAATGATTATACTCATTATAAATATTGCACAGAAGATATAAATAAAATAAATAACTTTTTAGAATACTGGAATGATTTTATTGATGAAAAAATAAATCAATTTAATGAATCACCAATATCCTTTTGCGTAGAAAAATTAAAGTAAACGCTTGACAAAGACGATAGTTGTGGTATACTTCAATAAAGTAGATTGCACACAACTGGAGAAGATGCAATGACATGGCTTGAACTATATAATTTATTGCATAAAAAGGCAAATGATATACATAATCTAGATCAAAAACTATGGAGTAGTCCTGTTATAGTACACAATGCAGCAAGTGGTGATGAATATAATTGTGATACATGGCTAATAGATGATCCAGAGGGCGATGATCAATTAGTACTTGTTATCAATTCCGAATCTATCTTTAATGAAACTTCTGAATAAAAAGAAGACCATATGCTTACTATAATTGGTGATGTTCATGGTAAATACAAAAATTATCATGAAAATTAAACACTGCCCAATAACTGATACTGATAAAGTTTGTAAACTGTATTCTGAAAAGGATAGAGTAGCAATTAAGCACGTTTGTACTACAGAATTTCATGATGCTATTGCTGATGT